CGCGAAAAGAAGCCGGGCTGGCGGCATGCGAGGCAGTCATCCGCGAAGCTTTGGAAGCAGAGGTAGACCAAGCCGCATGACGCTCGAGGAAGCCATCCGCATGCAGCTTTTGAATTTCGCGCCGCTCGCCGCGCTCATCGGCACCCGCATTTATCCCATCACCTATCCGCAGGATGCCGCCTTGCCGGTCGTTGTCTATCAGCGCACCTCAGGAGTTTCGGAATACGGCCATGATGGTCCTGGCAGCGCTGAGTCACGGTTTCAAATCTCTGCGTTTGGCAAAACGTACGCCGAGGCGCGGCAGACGGCAACACAGGTGCGCAGAGCACTAAATCCGTGGGAAGTGCATCAGGATACCATCGGCGGAAATCTCATCGGCGGTTGTTTTCTGGAAAACGAACTCGATCTTTTCAACCCGGCCGGTGCCGAGTCGGAGTCCGACTATCAGGTGCTTGGCGACTATCTATTTCTTCATGCGGAGGCTTAACACATGGCCGTCAAAATACTGAGCAGCGAAATCGTAAATCAGATCAAGGCACCGGCTCTGCAACCCGCGGCAAACTCGCTTGATGTAGTGTTCACCGCGCCGACCGATACCAATGGCGTGAAATTCTTGGCGCAAGGCAACGAGATTGTGTTCGCGCAGAATACCGACGTTGGTGCCCAGACTCTGACCGTGGTTTCGGTAGCCGACGAGCTCAACCGCACCGGAGACATCACGGCATATTCGTTAGGGGCGGGCGAATTCGCGCAGATACCCATCTATCCGCAAAAGGGATTTCGCGACTCGAGCGGCTACATCACGATCACGGTGAGCAACATTGCAATCAAATTTCTGGTGTTTCGCACCGGGGCGCAACTCTAAGAGGCGGGCGAAAGTGAGGGGTTAAATAAATGGCAAGTCAAGTTTTACTCGCAAAAGGCTCCAAGCTTTACCGCAAGAACCCGAGCACAAATTTATACGAAGAGGTCGTACAGTGCTTGACCCTGGCCTGGCCGTCCACGGTTCAGGAATGGATTGAGATCACGAACCACAGTTCGACGGGCGGCTATAAGGAATATGCGCCGGGACTAAAGGACGTGAACACGATCAGCGTAGAGATTTTCTGGACCCCGCGCGACAGAGCCATGCACGGCACAATTTACGATGATGCGGTAGCCGAGCCGCCAGTTAGCCGCAAGTGGGGCATCATCCTGCCCAACACGCTCGACGGCGCCGGATTCGACGGGTTTCTCTCTTCACCGGCCGGAACGCTGACGATCAACGAAGCCGTAAAGATGACGTTTACCTTGCGCGTGACCGGCGCACCGACGCGCGTCACGACTGGAACGGCCGGACTACCATAAAAAATGAGAGTCATCGAGGAAATCTACGTCACGCTGGACAAGCCGCGCCGATTGCTCCTCACGGTCGGCGGCCTAAAGGCGGCGGAACGCGAGCTCAACAAGTCGCGCAATCTCCAACCGCGAAAAGCAATCTTTCGCATCATGATGGAAGAATTGCCGCGCGCCGAAGAGGGCGATGTCGGCATGGATTTCTGCGAAGCGATTCTCTGGGCGGCGATGCTCCATGAAGATCCGGACTTGACGCTTGATCAGGTGGGGAACCTGCCGTGGGTCATGCGCGACATTTTGCCGCTTGTGATCAGGCTCATTACCGAAACCTATCTCAAAATTGACAACAACCAGGCCGAAGAGACAGTCGTTGAACCAGAAAAAAAAAATCTGACGAAACTCAATGGGACAGTGAGCTCTGGAGTTTCGCCCGACTCGAACTCGGCCTAGGCAGTGATGAATTTTGGCATTTGACTCCCTACGAATTTCGCATTCTCTCGGATCAATGGATGGAGCGACAAAACCGCACGGCCCGTCCTATCTGTCAGCTGACGGCAGTGGTAGCGAGCATGTTTCGCAAAGAGGGCTCGCTTGCGCTCGATCCCGCTGACCTCTTACCTTTCCCCACGCCGCGCAAATATCTGTCCGAAGCCGAATCGTTAGCCTTTCTTGACCGTTTTTCTGGGAGCATGAATGGCAACTAAAGGAACGGTCGGTCAGCTCTTAGTGTCAATGAGAGCCGATCTGAGCGGCCTGAAGACAGACGTTAAGGAGCTGGAAAATACGTTCCGAAGTTCGTTCGCCAATGTCCAGAACATGGCGACCAATTTTGGTCGTGGCATTCTCACAGGCCTTATCGGCGGTCTTAGTGTCGGTGCCGTCACTGCCTTCGTAAAAAGCGTCGTTGAATTAGGCGGCAGACTCTCGGATTTATCCGCACAGACGGGCATCTCAGTTCAAGCGTTATCCGGCATCAAAAGCACGCTCGAAGAGAACGGAACATCAGTAGACGCATTCGCCAACGGAATATTTCGACTGCAAAAAGAAATAGGGGCAACTACAAAAGAAACTGATCCTATCCGGCAGGCAATTAAGCAACTCGGACTGAGCTTCGAAGAACTGACGAGAATTCCGACTGAAGAGTTCGTCAAGAAAGTCACCGATGCACTTGGCAAGCAAGAAAATCCGCTCAATCGAAATGCGATTGCGTTTCAATTGTTCGGCAAGTCAGCACGCGAATTGATACCAGCCATTCTTGAACTGGCGGGTAAGTTCGACGAACTGAAGAAACGGGGAATCAATGAGGCTGACGCAAAGAAACTAGATCAGTTTGGCGATGCTCTTACCCGACTAGGGAATAACGCGAAAATTCTTGCTGCTGGCCCGTTGGCAGCTCTTATCAGTCAGTTCGATCGACTGCTTGGTCTTACAGAGCAAGGACGTCTTACTCAAAAGATGGTCGATCTTGCCAATGAGATCGAAAAAGTCGAAGGCACCATAAGGCTTCGCGAGTCGCATCAGGGTTTTTTTGGTCAGTTATTCGGGCTTCCTAGCGATACAACCGAACCGACTAAAAGACTCCAGGCCTTGAAGGAAGAACTTGCCGGTGTAGGCGGTGAACTCGGCAAGCTTCGCGCCGGCAGTGGTGATAAGCCCATCGCGCCATTTATTCCGCCGCAAGACATCGATTCAATCAAAAAAGCTACGGATCAAGCAGAGCAGTTCGTCGCCGCTCTAAAAAAGCAGCAAGACGCGCTGCTGATCAATATCACCGAACTCGGCGGCGGCGGTCAGGCCGCCAAAGCGTTGGCGCTCGACTTCGACTTCCTGGCATTCAAGGCGAAACTTGCCGCCGAGAAAATCCCATTACCAAAGGGAATCGAAACTACATTCCAAAAGCTCAAGGAAGAAATCCTGCTCTTAAATATCGAGCTCGGCAAAACCGCTGAAATCGTCAATCGCGTTGCCATTGACGAGAAAGACTGGGCCGACACGATGGAGGCGATCAACAAGGCGTCCATTGCGCCGCAAATTGCCGCCGACAATCTGGAGCTTCAACGCCGTGACGAGCTGGCGCAGATGATGGCGAAAGACTTTGACGATGTGGCGGCAGCCACGCGTGAATGGGCCGATGCCGAAGCGAAGCGGCTCCGCGATGCCGACATGGCGCGCGTTCAAGATACAGCAGACTTCGCCAAGTCGATCTCCGGTTCACTCACGCAAGGCATCCGCAATACTCTCCAGGGCATCGAGACCGGCCAGCAGTCGCTTTCCGAAGGCATGAAGAATCTGGCGCGCAATATGGCGCTGGAGCTTCAGTTCGCGCTGCTCGACCAAACCATCATGCAACCACTGAAGGCAGGCATAGAGGGGTTTGTCATGGGGCTAGTCGGTACGCTCGATGACACCATTAAGAACCAAATGAAGGAATGGGGCGAAAGCGCGGGGAAATGGCTCAGCCAATTCTTTTCAGATTTGTTTCAAGGCAGCGCTGGAAGTCCAGGTGGTGGTGGCGGCGGCGGTAGCGGCATTTTTTCCGGCATCGGCTCATGGATTTCTAGCCTCTTCACCTTTGATCAGGGCGGATCCATTCCTTTCAGCCGCGGCATGCTCGCCACGATACCGCACTTCGATAGCGGCGGACTCTTCATCGGCCACGGCGGAGAATATGTGCTGCAAAAATCGTCAGTTGATAGTCTGGGCCGCGCCAATGTGGACCTGATGAACAAAACAGGCCGGATGCCGTCCGGCGGTGGCGCAACTCAGGTGAGCCTAGACTTTCAGGGCGCGCAGATCATACCGCGCGCGCCGTGGACGACTCCCGAGGACGTGATCAAGGTGGGCGTCAAGCATCTAAACGACGACGGCACCTGGGTCAGCATCATCGGCCACAGGATGAGCAGGAAATAATGGGCTTTACTGTGTTTGCCAGTCCTTCACATGTACTTCCGCAGGAGATCGACATGCCGGTCATGCGCGACGATCTCGGCGGCGGCGCAATCGGACTGAGGCGCCGTTTCATCCGCCCGCTCAGTTCATGGAAGTTGGAGATTCCCGGCAGGCAGGAACTACAGGAGCCGATATTAGGACTTCTTCAATACGCGCAGGGCGATACGCCGTTCTGGTTTGACGGTGCCGGATTTGGCGAAGAGACCACGCCCATTCTGTTCGGCATCGGCGACGGCAGCAAGACCGACTTCAATCTGCCGCACCGCCATGTCTTCATTGCTTCGCTGGTCATCTACAACAACGGCTCGGTGTATTCGGGCTGGACTCCTCTCAGCATGTCGAGCGACGGCGCGACCTGCGATGCCATCCGCTACGACAGTGGCTTAGGCATCGGTTATCACGCTACGGCGAAGTACCGCCGAAGAATCAAGTGCATCGTCAAGGTCGAGGACAAGATCACACGGCAAAGGATTTTCAGGTCGTCGATCAACAGCGAAAATATTCACAATCTATCTATCAGCTTAGAAGAGTTCCTGACTTAAAAAACGGAGAATAACTATTCTAGTTTTAAGCGACGAATACATAGCGAAGCTCAATGCCGATACTCAGGGCGGGATCTTTATGAAAGCGGTGGAGCTGGTCGAGGACCCGAGCGGGCCGGTCGTGCGATATTTCGTGGATCATGA